GAGACGACCTCGCTGGTGACGGATGGCTGGACGGCCGCCGCTGCCCTGCGGCTGCGCCGCGGTGATGTGCTCACGATCGCGGGCGTCAACTCGGTGAACCCGGAGACGAAGGCGGACACCGGCAACCTGATGCAGTTCGTCGTGACCGCCGACACCTCGTCGGATGCCAGCGGCAACGCGACGGTCGCGATCTCGCCGGCCATCATCGCCGGTGGCGCGTACCAGAACGTCACCGCCCGTCCTGCCGACAACGCCGCCATCACCGTGGTCACCGGCACTGCCAACACGACCTATCGGCAGAACCTGTTCTGGCACCGTGACGCGATCACCTTCGTGTCGCCGGAGCTGGAAGTGCCGAAGAACATGGACATGGCGTCCGTGTCGTCCCTGGCGGACGAAGGCTCGATCAGCCTGCGCTTCGTGCGCGGTTACGACATCACCAACAACCGCCGCATCAGCCGCTTCGACGTGCTGTGGGGCGCTGCGGTGACGCTGCCGAACTGGGTGGCTCGTCGGACCTCGTGATGAGGCAATGAAGCGGGGCCTTCGGGCCTCGCTTTCAATCCAACAGGAGAAGCTATGTATCCCCTGAACATGAAGACGGCCGGCGATCAGCCCGGCTTTGCCGTTGCAAACGACGAGGCCGAGCATGCGGCGCTGTCCGAGCTGGGCTATCTGCCCAAGCTGGAAGTCGCTGAGGAATCGGTCGACACCGAGGGCGAAGGCGTGATGAGCAAGGCCGAAGTGATGGCCGAGCTGGACAAGGCCGGGATCGAGTATGACAAGCGCTGGGGCCTGGAGCGTCTGAAGTCGCTGCTGCCGGCCTGAAGCCATGACCAAGGCCATCGATATCATCACCGATGCGATGAGCTTCGGGCTCAATCGTCTGAGCCCGGGCGAGACGCTGGATGCGGACACGGCCAACGTGTGCCTGCAGGCGCTCAACAGCATCGTGGATGAGATCAACGGCCTTGAGTCGTTCCTGTTCAAGGAGCAGCTCATTCAGTCGATCCCGATCACTGGCACGGTGGCGTCGCTCGGCGTGGCGTGGCCGACCGTTACGCCCGGGTCGAAGATCCTCAGCGCGACGGTGCAGTACCAAGTCGGGCTCGACTACCCGCTTGAGTCGCTTACGATGGATCAGTACAGCGTGATCCCGCTCAAGAGCGTGTCCGTGTTCCCGCGGTACTACGCCTATGACGGGTACTCGAACCTGTTCCTGTACCCTGCTGCCGCCGGCCAGACGATCACGCTGCGGGTGCATCAGTTCTTCAGCCAGTTCGCGGACTTGGCGACGGACTACGGCATGCCTGCCGGGTTTCGGTCCGCGTTCTGCGATCTCCTGACCAAGAAGATGGCGAAGGTGCTGATCGGCTCGACGACCCCCGACATCGAGGCCGCCGCGTCGGCTGCCAAGCGCCGCCTGGCCGCGCAAACCGTCTCTCCGGCGATCATCAACGGGCGCCGGCCGGCGGGCAACATCCTGACTGGGTGGTTCGTCTAATGGCTGGCCGCCAAGAAGTCAAGTGCATCGGCCCGTCGTATCAACTGGCCGACCGCAAGGCCGCTGTCCAGCGGTCGGTGAACCTGTACCTGCGGCAGATCGAGGGGCTCGGCGAGGACCGCCAACTCATTCTCGATAGCTGCCCGGGCCTTCGAACGCTTGTCGATCTCGGCGCAACGGTGCGCGGCTCCTACAACGCCTACGGACGCTGGTTCGTTGTGGCTGGATCGACGCTCTACGAGGTGCAGACGAGCGGCTCCTATGTCAGCCGCGGCACGCTCGCATCCTCGTCCGGATTCGTCAGCATGAAAGCGGGGCGCGATCAGCTCGTGATCGTTGACGGACCGAATGGGTACGTCTTCAGCCTGGCGACCAACACCTTCAACCCGATCACCGACCCGGATTGGCGCGGATCCAATTGGGTCGAGGAACTGGACGGCTACTTCGTCTTCGTCGCGCCAGGCTCCGACCAGTTCTACCTGTCTGCGATTGATGACGGCGCCAATTACGACGCCCTGGACTTCAGTTCGGCGGATGCTCAGCCGGACAACATCATCACCCACCGGGTGAAGAAGCGGGAATTGTTCCTGTTCGGGATGGTGTCGACTGAGGTGTGGATCAACAGCGGAGACGCCGACTTCCCATTCGTGCGGTACAACTCGACGCCGATCGACGTTGGCATTGTGGGCAACCGCGCGGCCATCTTCGCTGGTGACACGCTAATCTTCGTCGGCCAGACCGTCAGCGGCGCTGGGTACGTCTACGAGATGCAAGGCCACCAGCCGGTTCGGATCTCCACCCAGGCAGTTGAGGAAGCGCTTCAGTCATCGACTGACCTTTCCAAGGCGTCGATGTGGACCTACCAGACGGACGGAAACGAGTTCGTTGGCATCAACGCCCCAGGCCTTGGGACGACGTGGGTGTTCGACTTCTCCACCAGGCAGTGGCACGAGCGGGCCGACTTCGCGGATGGCGGGTTCCTCCCGCTGCGGGCTGACATCGTGACATTCGTGGGCAATCGGCATTACGCGACTGGCGGCACGAAGCTGTACAGGCTCGACTCCTCCTATTACCAGAACGGCGACGACATCCTGGCGAGGGAGCGCACGTGGCCGCACTTGGTGACGCCAAGCCTTGAGCCCATCGCATACCGCGGCCTAGAGCTGCAGTGCAAGACCGGAGAGGGCGGAAGCATCACCCTGGAGATCAGCAACGACGGCGGATATGTCTACGGGCCTCCGCTGGCTCGTTCTCTTGGCGCCGTCGGGCGCCGGAACCAGCGCGTGCGATGGCTCCTGCTCGGCTCCGGTCTTGACCGCGTGCATCGCCTGCGCATCACTGACGCAGTGCCGGCCACCTTCTATAGCTGCGCACTGGACGCGTGATGGCTCTGATCACCACTCCAAAGGCAAACATCCCGATCGGCGTCGTGACGATCCAGGGGCGGGAGTTCAACGTCACCCAGCACCCGGAGTTCACTCGGTTCTTCTTCGACCTGTTCCGGCGAGTTGGAGGATCTTCCGGGACTGGCAGCGATGAGATCGAGGGCCTGGCATTCGATGCCCAGGCGCGCGATCCAGGCATCAAAGAAGCGCTTACCGCTATTGATGAACTGCGTAATGAAAACGACAATCTGCGAGGTGACGTGACGATGCTGCGCGCGCAGATTGAAGAGCTTCGAGCCCTCATCCCAGAGATTCGGAACCACGATGACCTGCGTGGACGAGTGGCCGACATCGAAGCCAGATTGAACTGAGGAGCACCATGTCGATCAGCTACAGCAAGTTCTTTGACCCGGTGCAGCTCGGCACGTCGGCCTCGACGCTCATGACCGTCCAGGGGCCATCCTCGACGCTGCTGCGTGGCGGCCGAATCCGCTTCACCAACACCACCGCCGGCGCTGTGACTGTGACGGCATACGCGGTGCCCAACGCAGGAACACCTGGGGCCGCCAACGCGTTCGTGAGCGCCAAGAGCATCGCGGCCAACGACTATCTGGATGTGGATGTCCCGATCATGCCCAGCGGGGCGACGCTGCAGGCGCTTGCGAGTGCGGCGACATCCATCACGGCGCACATGATCGCCGGAGGGCTGTTCGCGTGATCTATCTCGACGAACAGCGCCGTGACGAGGCTATCGAGGCCGGATGGGAGGCCTATCGAGAAAGGATTCCCGGCCTTGAGCGCGAGTACCGTGCTATGTGCGATGCGTGGCAGGTGATCGCCGTTGTGGCCGATCGAGTCATCGGTGCGTTGTTCGCAAAGGACGGCGTGATCCACCTAGGCATTGTTCCGGGTTGGCGCTCCAGATGGGCAAGCCGGCGCCTCATCAAGGCCATGTTGGCGTACGGAAAGGCCACGACGCTTTTGCCCTGCGAAACCGGATGCAGGAGATTCATCACCCGCATTGGCTTCGTGGAAACAGACACGGGCTACGTCTTTAGGGGGAACTGATCATGTCAATCGTCGGTGATCTTGTCGGCGGCTTCTTTCAGGACAAGTCGGCCAGGCGCGCGGACGCGACCCAACGGTACGCGACCGATCAGGAAATTGCAGAGAACCGTCGACAGTACGACACCACGCGCGCCGACTACGCGCCGTACCGCGAACAGGGTATCAACGCGTTGCGTCAACTCGCGGGAGACATCGACAAACCCGTGACCTCGGCTGACGTGATGGCTGACCCT